GCAGTCTCTAAATGGCGCAGGTTTCTGGGTCTTGTGTTGCTTAATACGCATTAGGGGGTTACCGTTGTGTGGCTGTTAGGGGTGTTCTCTGACACGTTTTTTGGGTTGATTTGGGAGGTAGTTTTGGGTTCTCGAAACGGTTTTTACGGGTTTCTTGGGTTGATCATCGGGTTGGTTGGTGGCGCCTGGTTTTTGGGTGTGGTTGTTGACCGGCTGGCGGTGTTGTTGGGTGACACGATCCGTGAGTCTGTGGTTGGGGTGACTGATGCGATTGGGGTTGTAGTTGAGAACGTTGCCGGCCAGGTGGCGTTTCCTGTTCGAACAGCTGAGGTGACGCAACCGGATCACAATGCTGCTGAGGATTTGGGTGTCACGCACTGGCAGCAGGTGCCGCAGTGGGATGGGTTTGGGGACATGGTCCCTGACCCTACGGACTGGGATTTTCCTGATGTGGGTGCGGAACATGATGGGGTTGCGATGATTAATCCGGGTGCTGATTTGTTGGCTGAGATCAGTCGGATGGGTAACCGGCCGGGTGGTGTGTGATGCCGAAAGCTAAAAAGGTTGACATCGTTGACACACCCGTGGTGTTAGCAAAGTTCACGGCATATCAGAAAGGCGCCCGGTTTGCGGAACGGGACGGCGAAATGATTTTGACTTTGGGTGTGCCGTTGGAAGACAAATATTTGGCGTTACCTCTTACCGACAAACCTGGTGTGATGTTTGACATCACTGTGACCCACAAACCGTATGTTGGGTTTGGGTCTGACACGGAGGTGACTGGTGGATGACATTGCGAACATGGTGTCCGTTGTTGCTCAAGACGACCAGCTTCGAGATCGGGTGCGTCGACTGGCGAACATGACTTTGGACGCTTACGAACACATGATGGTCAACGGAACCCCGCAGGTGAAAACGGCGTTGATGAGATCCATGATCCCCGCTTTAGTAAAAGAGTTACGGGAAGAGAAAGAGGATGACTCAATTGTGGTTTTACGCATGCAAGTAGAAGCCATGAACCGGCAGATGCGTGCCGATGTTGGCAGGAACGCTATTGGCCGCAAACCACAAGCTGACGTTGCAGAAGATGGGCCTCCAGGGTGAACCTCACACCAATGGTAAGGAACCTTTCGATTCTTACCAAAGACCTACAAGTCACCCCACTGGTCCCCAATTGGGCTCAACAAGAGTATTTGGATGCGATCCAACGCCAGTTGGACACCACCGGTCGAATCCGTCTGATTGTGTTAAAAGCCCGCCAGTTAGGGATCTCCACAATCACTGAAGCAGTTTTGTTCAGCCTGGCGTTCGTGTACGAACGGTACAAAGGGATGGTTATCGCCCACGAAATCCCTGCATCCCAAAACCTTCTGAACATGACCAAACTGTATTGGGATACTTACCCGTTGAAAGGGTTGTATGGGAAACCGAAAGCGGAATCTAAGAACCATATTGCTTGGACGACTACCGGTTCGAGCATTCAGGTTTCTACGGCCGGTAACAAAGCGACTGGACGGTCTGCAACAATTCATTTCTTACACGCTTCAGAGGTTGCGTTTTGGCCTGAAGCGTCGACGGTAATGTTGGGGTTGCGTCAAACCATTCCTTCAACACCTGGTACAGCGATCATCATGGAATCCACTGCTAACGGGATGGGCAACTACTTTCATCAACAATGGTTGGCAGCCGAAGCGGGTGACACCGAGTATGAGCCCCTGTTTTTTCCGTGGCATCGGCACCCAGAGTATTTGGCGTCATATGTGGGGTTGTCTTACAACGCCCTTGGCAACGTTGATTCTGATGAGAAAGTGTTGCGATCAATGGGGCTTAGTGATGACCGGTTGGCGTGGCGCCGTTGGGCTATCAAAAACCTTTGCGAAAACGATGTGTTGAAGTTCAAACAAGAATACCCTGCGACCCCTGAAGAAGCGTTCATTGCGTCCGGCACAAACGTGTTCCCCCATCATGCGTTGAACAAAGTGTTTGAACCAATGCCCGGCACTCGAGGGTACCTGTTGCGTGACGGCAACAAAATCACGTTCAAAGCTGACCCTCAAGGCCCAATGAACGTGTTTCGTGGCCCATCAGCGGACGCAGATTGGGGTGTGTATTTTGTTGGTGGTGACCCCACGCACACCACCAGAGGTGACTTTGCGGTCGCACAAGTCATTAACCGGCGCACACTTGAGCAGGTTGCGGTGTGGCGTGGTCGGGTAGATCCCGGCGGGTTCGCTGAAGAGCTTTTCAAAATTGGGTTGTACTACAACACAGCGACAGTCACCAACGAAATTGAAGGCCCAGGGTATATGACGATTGGGAAACTGTTAGGCATGAACTACCCCAAAATTTGGAACAAAGCGCGCCCCGATCACACCCCAGGAAAAGTGTCAACCGACCAGTACGGGTGGTCAACAACCACCCAATCAAAACATTTGGCGATGGGTTGGCTGTTGAAAGTCATCATGGATGAGTCCATTACGATCCACGACCAAACCACATACAACGAAATGCTGAACTACGTAACACTTGACAACGGTGGGTACGGGCCGGCAAACGAAGATGGGTACGACGACACTGTTATGTCGCTGGCAATCACAGTGACCTGCCATGCAATGGACTCACCGGTCATGGCATACGGAATACAAGACACATCACCAGAAACAGACAGTTTACTGCGGCCTTTGCCGTGGGAATCATGGGATAATGAGGAATAACATGCCTATTTACGAGTTCAAATGTTCGGTTCACGGGGTTTTTCAAGACTGGCGGACCTCAGGGGACACCGCCCCACCCGCTTGCCCGCAATGTGGTGTACCAATGGTACGCAAATACTCTTTGTTTGCACCCCAAATGGGTATGGAAGCACATTTCAATGTTGCTTTGGGTCGTTACGTGCATTCCAAAGCCGACTTACAAGACGGTTTTAAAGCCCTTTCAGACGAACAATCAGCGAAAGATGGGATCACTAGAAGCTTCATACCGGTGGATCCTCGAGAAGCAAAAACAGAACTTGGTGTAACAGACGAAGGCTTGGACACCACATACGCTAAAATGAGAGAAGAAGGGGTCACGGAGGCTAAAACCCAATGGCTGTAACAGACACACCACAAAACATGTCGCAGCCCATGTCAGCTGACCCCGCCGACCCCGGTCACGCCAAAAACCCTGAGATCCCAAAACTCAGCCACGATGAAGAAACGAAACTTGTTGGTTACGTACGTGACCTATTCTACCGGGCAAGGTCAACGCGCCGGCCGCTAATTTCCCAGTGGGTTAAGAACTACCAGATTTTACGCAACCGCACCTGGGGGGATCGTGCATCATGGATGCCGAAACCTGAAGTCCCTGAGATCTATCCGATTGTTGCGTCACTAACAGCGTGGATGACTGATCAACGCCCAACGTTTGTTGTTGCACCCGCCGCAGAACCTTACTCGCCGTTCTCACAGTTCGAAGATCAACTTTCACATGACTTGCAAGTTGTGTTGCAAAACAACTGGCAGGTTGAGAAATGTGATTTGGAAATTGAACGGTTGTTGTGGGACGGATGGGTGTACGGCACCGGGATCCTAAAATCGGTGTGGGACCAATCAAAAGTTGGGGGGCTTGGGAATGCTGCAATCACCCGCATTGACCCGTTCACGTTCTACCCGGACCCGCAGGCACGTAGCATGGACGACTCAAATTTCTTTATTGAAGTCAAAACGTTGCCTGCACAGGAAGTGGAACGCCGGTTTCCGGGGGCGTTGAAACGTTTGAATGGTGACGGGTACCAGGAGAACACTGAAGAAGCGCCAACAATGATTTCTGAGGCCACCGGGCAAGGCACCCAACCGAAAGCTAACCCCGGAGCTCTTTCGCCGGCCACTTCACCCCGATATGGGTTGCCAGGTCAAACGGATCGTCTCGACGTTACCGGGGATCGTGGGATCACCGTGTTTGAAGCGTGGTTGCGAACCCCAGTTCACACTGATGCGTTCCCTGCGCTTCCAGAAGAACAAGCTGCTATCAGCGGACCGTCCGACAAAGAACGTGTTTATGATGGTTGGCGGTGTGTTGTTGTCGCCGGGAACATTGTGTTGATGGACGAACCCGCTGACGCTTTGTGGAACCACGGTCAGCACCCGTACGACCGGTATTTGCCGTTAGACACAGGCGAATTTTGGGGTTACAGCATGGTTGAAATGTTGTCCCCCACCCAACTGTCCATCAACCGTCTTCTTGCCGCGATGGAACACAACATTTGGTTGACAGGTAACCCAGTGTTCCTTGAGGACAACCGTGCAGGTATTCAACGCACCAAAATCACAAACAAACCTGGTCAAAGAATCAGCATCAACGCCGGCGGACGGGCCGAATGGTTGAACCCGCCACCGTTCCACGAACAATTCGCTATGTCGTTGATCGGGTTTTATATCGGTGAAATGGAACGCATTTCAGGGCTGTCAGGCATTGTTCGCGGTGCAACCCCAACCGGCCGTAACGCCCAAGGTGTGTTGGATTCAGTGCAAGAAGCGGCGTTTGTTCGAATCCGGCAGGCACTCCGCAACCTTGAGATCACGTTGACCGGTGCCGGCCAAAAAGTGGCTTCGCTTATATGCGAATTTTACGACACCCCCCGGATTGTGGCGATGGTTGGCCCATCCGGCCAAAAAACTGCGTTAGCTCTCCACAACATGCATTTTTACATGCCTTCCACACAAGGGCGTGCCCCAATGCGTTTTGAACTTGTTGTGTCCGCCGGTTCGCAAACATCAACGTCACGTTCCGCAAGGGTCGCTGAAGCAGACACATTGTATGCGATGGGTGCCATTGACATTGAAGCTGTGTTGGACGCCCATGATTGGCCGAACCGCATGCTGATCTCACAGCGGATGCGTGAAATGCAAGCCCAACAAGGGGCTTTAGGGCAACCACCTGACGCCCGGCAAGCGTCAAGAAGGAAAACCTGATGGCCGGTGACAGTTTCAACGATCTCATGGCAACCTTTGTTGCCCCGAACGCTATCAACACAGGGTTAAACCGGCCTGCCGGTACTGGTTCCACAAACGATTTGTTGAAAACGTTGTGGGATGGGGCGGAACCCAATTTGAATGACAAAGGCATGGACTACTTTGCTGGTGGTGGTGGTGGTGCAGGCCCGTCGTTTACTGGTGGCACAGAAACCACTGCCGGTGGCTACAAATATCATGTGTTTACGTCTAGTGGGACGTTGACAATGGTTTTGCCTGGTACCGTCGAGTATTTGGTTGTTGGCGGTGGTGGGTCCGGTGCGCCAAGTCTTGGTTCCGCTTCCGGTGGTGGTGGTGGTGCAGGCGGATATTTGACAAACACAGGGTTGTCTGTGACAGCAACCCAAACAATTACTGTTGGTGCAGGTGGTGCGGGTGTTGTTGGCACAGGTACAGCGGCCCCAGGAAACCAAGGTTCAGATTCATCTATAGGTTTGCTGGTAACCGCTTTAGGTGGCGGTTACGGTGGTTCAATTAATACCCAAGGTGCTTCTAATGGTGGTTCTGGTGGTGGTAAAGGCGTTAACTCCACAAACACCACTCCCGCTGGAACTGGCACCATCGGCCAAGGCAACGATGGTGGCGGCAGTCAGTACATTGGTTCAACAACCAACGCTGCTGGCGGTGGCGGTGGTGCTACCAGCGTCGGCGGCGACGGGACAACTGGTGGTACCACCGCTAGTAATGTTGGTGGTGCTGGTGGGTCTGGCAGTGCGCCCGCATGGATTTCTGCTTTGACTGGTATACCAACTTTGTTTGCTGGCGGTGGTGGCGGTGGGATCGGTGGTTCCACAGGAACTAACGGTGCTGGTGCTGCTGGCGGTGGAAATGGTGGAAATACCGCCCTTAACGCAACTGACGCTGCCGCTAACACTGGTTCTGGTGGTGGTGGTGCAGGGCGTGCCACTGCATCCCCCTATTACACTTCAGGTGCCGGCGGTTCCGGCATTGTCATTATCCGTTACGCGATTTAACCCAACAACCCTAAGGAAACCGTGATGCCTGATCTTGGCTCATCAAACACCCCAGTCCCCATGCCACGCGATTACACGGGTGGTGGCAACCAGTTCGGTATGGTTCGAACCATTGACGGCCACAAATCTGGTGCTGTCGGTGAAGAAGGCCGTAACTGTTATTACCCGTGCGGTGACCCGGACATGTCATCTGAGTCCGGTGAGACCAGCATGGATTTTTCACCTGAAGAGTATTAAAACCATTACTCTGCGACATAAATGTCGTAGACTGGTAACAGCCCATCAAACTCGAGGAGCATGCTATGCCGAACGACGCAAAAATTCAGTCGAACACCGGTAACGCCAAGATCAACAAGGTTGGTCATACCGCTACCACACTTTACGGATCGAACCCTGACGCGAAGCGTACGGGCAACCCGACTGTCCGTGACCTTTCCGCTAAGTAACAAAGGTTAACTAATGGCCGGCACTCGCACCGATAACACTTTCGCTGAATCTCTCACGAAAGTTCTCCGCAGCCTTGCGGACATGAAAGTGCTGCCCGACGCTGACCTTGAATTCATTTTGAACATGGAAATGCAAGTTGTTCAGAAGCTTCGTGAGCCGATCGACAACATGCAAGCCCAAGGTTCAACACAGGTTCCTGGCGCCCCCGGTATGGGGATGCCTATGGGACCGCAGATGGGACCGCCGCCCGGCATGGGTGGCGGTCTTCCCCCCGAGCTCATGGGTATGCCACCTGAAATGGGTATGCCCGGTATGGGCGGTGGGGGTGGGGTTCCTGGTATGCGCCAGGAACCAGCAATGCCAAATCCTGACGAACTTCGTCGAATCTTACAGGGGTAAATAGATGACTGACCTTCAAGAAGCGTTCGCTCCAGGCGAACCTTACGATGACAATTTTGAGCTTGAACCGGCTGATACCGGTGTGGAGTTCACTGTCCCAGATACCCGTGAGGGTATGTCTGAGGACGAAATGGCCCGTCAACTCAGCGAATTTTTTGCTGAACGCGACAAGTCTTATGATGTTCCGACTGTGCCGGTTGACGAAACCGAAACTGACATTGATTCGGAACCGCAGCCGGCAGCGGAAACCCAACCGGTTGAGGATCGCTACAAAATCGCTGACCGAGAAGTTTCCCGTGAAGAAGCCGAACAGCTTCTAGCGTTGTACGACTGGGCGGCACAACTCCCCCCAGAAGCCGCTGATGCGGTCAACAACGTCCTTTCAGGCCAGTACCGGCTTGTGCCCGCCAACCAGCCGGAACAAGCCCCTCCCGCAGCGAGCGGCAGCGGACCGGCACCGGCCACATTTACCCCTGGTGTGGCCGGTGCCGTTGTACCAGAAACACCTCGAGTTGATCCAAACGACTTTTTGGATCCGCAACTCGCCCAATATGTGCAGCAGATCACCGCACAACAAAACGCTGTTATCGCCCAGCAGCAACAAATGCTGGCAGATTATCAGCAACAGCAAGAACAGATCGCACAATCACAGTACCAGCAGGAACATCAGCGGATGTTGCAACAAGTTGAAGTTGGGCAAACCCAGTTCGCTGAATTGCACCCCAATTTCACTGCCCAAGAAATTGATTTCATTGCGTCACAGGCCGCTGCTTTGCAGATCGTTCCAACACTCATGGCCCGCAACGGTGGTAACGCTGCTGCGGCAACCCAAGAAGCTCTTGAGACAGCAATGTGGTCAACCCCTGCGTTTCGTGAGAAAGCAATCCAATCTCAGGTTGATCAGTACGCTCAAACAGTTGAACAAACTTCAGAAAAGAAGCGTAAAGCTTCCGCTCTGGCAGGTAGCAGCGGATCAGTCCCCCGCACCGCACCCGCACAACGTCCCATGACGAAAGCGGAACGTGAGCAGGCAATGATCCGTGAAGTCGCTGAAGCAATGAACGGGGCACCCAGCTGATGGTGTGTGTCTCTTTCATTGGTTTTGGTGAAAAACGGCACCCACATCGGAGGCCAACCTTAACCCCAACCCCCTCGGGGACACCCCCGATGAAGGAGGCATGACACGATGGCAACTCCCATCGGTAGCAACGTCGTCACCGCCATTTCTCGGCATTACATTATGCCGGAGATCGTTGACAACATTTACAACAGCAACCCGATCTTTTTTCGGTTGAACAAAGCGAACAAGCGCATTGTTCGAGGTGGAACCCAAATTGAAGTTCCGCTCATGTACTCGCGTTTCGGTACTGGCGGTTCGTACTCCGGGTTTGATCTTCTGAACGTGGCCCCTTCGGACACGATCAAGAACGGTTCGTGGGATTGGAAGCAACATTACGTCAACGTCACTGTTGATGGTTTGACGCTCATCAAAACCGACAACCCGCAGGCTGTCGCTAATTTCATTCAACTGTATTTTGCGCAGGCTGAAATGGAAATGGCTGAGAACCTCGCTAGCGGTCTTTGGTCTGATGGTACGACAAACACCAAAGACATTGATGGTTTGCGTGGTTCCGTTGATGACGGCACGATCCTTTCCACCTATGCTGGTCTTTCCCGTTCAACGAACACCTGGTGGAAGTCCACTGTGGACTCATCGACCACAACCCTTACCCTGTCGGCCCTCCAGTCGATGTTCGGTTCGGTTTCCCGTGCAGGCCGGCATCCTACGATCATCTGCTCCCGTCAGGACCAGTACAACCGTTTCTGGAACCTGAACGTCATCACCCAACAGTTCCCCACCCAACCGACTGGTATGGATGAGCAGCTTGCACAAGCTGGTTTCACAAACCAACTGTTCAACGGTGTCCCGTGGGTTGTTGACTCCCATGTGCCGTCAGTGACTGGTTCCACCACGAACTCGCACATCTATTTCCTCAACGAGGATTTCCTGTACTGGGCTGTTTCGCCTCGAGCCGATTTTTATCTTGAGCCGTTCCAATCCCCAGTTAACCAGGATGCGATGGTCGCCAAAATGCTGTGGGCCGGCAACCTCATCAACACCAACTGCTCGCGTCACGGCAAGATGACCGCGATCACGGCGTAAGGGGAGGCTGACTAATGGCAGCAACCTCAAGTGTTGTGTTTGTTGGTTCCATTCTTGGTGCCAAACAACGCATTTCGGTGTCAACGGTTACCGGTGATTCCTCGTACCCAACTGGGGGCGAGGCGGTCACCGCAAACCAGCTTGGTTTGACCCGCATCACCAGCCTTATCCCTGTTGCGTCAACCGGCGGGTATGTGCCCGCTTGGGATCAGACAAACAGCAAGCTGAAAATTTTCCAAGGTGACAACACGAACGCTGCAAGCGCACCGCTTGTGGAGCTCGCTAGCACTTCGGATGCTTCAGCTATCACATTCACTGTCATTGCGTTTGGCGTCTAGGAGGCACCTTAAATGGCTGAAAAACAACTCACTAACCCGTTCGGTGCGTTCGGTTACACCGGACTTCAAGACACCCTTGGCCCTCGAGTAGAAGCAACGTTTGTTGCTGCCGGTACTATCACCGCTGGTCGTTGTGTGACTATCGGTACTGACGGTACTATCAGTCAGGCTGCGGCTTCTGCCTCATCTCCGGCTGGTGCCCTTACGTGCGGTGTTGCGGTTAACTCTGCTGTTGCCGGTGGGACTGTAACCGTTGTTGTTTACGGTTTGGTTGACACCGTAGCTCAGGGCACTGTTACCGCAGGTAACCTTGTGACACGTTCCGCTTCTGTGTCTGGTTCAGTTGCGTCCGCTTCTACCACGATTGCTTCTACCGTTTTTGGTACGGCGATCACTACAGCAACTGACGGTAACACTGTCACCATTTGGGTTGGTCTTCGAGGCTGACCTGCCTGTAACACCTGCAACATTTGCAACACCTTTTACCCGCTGTCGCTCACTGCGCACCCTTTGAAAGGCATGATGTCATGCAACAGATTGTTCGTGTAAAGAATGTTGGGACCAAACGGTTTACTGACATGTTTAATTCGCAGCCCACAATGATTGAACCGGGCGGCGAAACTCTTGTGTCTATGGACGCTGTTGCCCTCTGGTTGGGTGACCCTGAAACCCGTGATATTGACACTCGGCGCCGTCACCGCACCGACGAGTATGAGCGTCTACTTACCCGTTACGGTGTGTACCAGGAAGAACAAACCTGGGATCAAACCCGACCGCAACTTGAGGTTTACACTCTTGAAGGTGTCAGGGTTGCGACTGTTGCTGAAGATCCTCGTGGTGAAGGTTTGGACATTGTGGTGTCCAATGATTCCACTACGGAAACTTTGCTCCGCACCCAGCTTGATTCCATGAAAACTCAGATGGACGCAATTACAAGTGCTTTGTCGTCGGATCGGTCAGCAAAAGAACTTGTTGCTGACATGTTCGCTGACGACCCAGTTGCTGTGGACCCCGCAGCCCCCGTAGATGCCTCTGTGTTTGACGCTGAGCTCTCTGTGTTCGTCCCAGAAGATGATCAGGCTGATGTTGACCAGCCGCCCGCTGACAGCCCCAGCAAAGTGAAGGTTGGTTCACCCCGTGGACGTAAGACCTCTTCTTGAACGACTCAACGTTCTTAACACCGAACTGACATCCGGTTACCGTGAACTATCCGACCTTCAATCTGCGGAACGGCAAGGTCGCCTTGAAACCTGGATTCAACTTTACGGGTCCGGTGACCACAACGTTTCCTCCACGGACCGTCAAACCGACCATGCGGTTCTTCCACTCACCCAAGACATTTACAAACTAAAAGCTGAAATTCAGGCTTGGCAGGAAGAACGAGATCACCTGCGTTACATCATCGACCACGTATAAAGGACTGTTATGGCAGCCGGCCAAGGTGTAGAGGAATACATTGAAATCTCTGATTTCACACCCGGTTTGCAGTCCGATTATTTGTCGTACGCCACTTCCGCAGGCCCATCGAACAGAGACGGGTTTTGTCAGGTAACCGAAACATACGGGT